TATAAACTTGAAATCCATAGTGACAAGGTGGAAGAACTTGGTGCGGTAAATCTGATGCGTTCCAAGCCGATAGTAACAATCTTCTAGAATCTGGATTCTCTTTTAATTGTTTAATTAATTCGGATATTTGGTCTATACCATCATTCCAATTACGCCACTGGTGGCCATAAATTTTTCCTAGATTCCCAAATCGTCCAGCGAATTTTTTATCGGTTTTAATTTTTTCAACAAACTCTTCTTTTGTGTAAGGTCTTCCTTCTGGATGTAAGTGTTCTTTATTCATAACTTTTTATTTTGTTTCTCAACTGTTCCAAATCAATATCACATCTTTTATTCATCTTTTTTTAACTTTTCACACTCTCTCAAATAAGATTGATATGCGTCTCCTGTCCAGATATTGCAGTCGTTTTCAAGTAGATACTCTATTGAGGTGTCTCCTCGGAGGAACCAGATGAGTTCTGTAACAATCTGTTTAAAAGCCATTCGCTTGGTGGTGAGTAAAGGAAATCCGTCCCGAAAATCATGTCGGAGTTGTCTTCCAAATACTGATATAGTGCCCGTTCCTGTTCGGTCAGATTTTGTGGTTCCATTTTCTAAAATATCTTTAAGTAAATCTGTATATTGTTTATCTAATTTATTCATTAGTTATTTATTTTAAAATTCGTAATAGGATAATCAAGCTCAATTTCCCAACCTTTGTGTTTTTGGTGAACAAAATATAAAAAATTCTGAACTCTATCAGCGTGATTCATATTAGTTAATTTAAATGTCATTTCTTTAACATACTTACCATTATCAATAGAATATTCAATAGCACTTAGAACCGCTATAGTATCGTTGTTGTAATAGATTGTATTGTGTTCGGAACGAAATCCTGTGGTGTCTAACTTTTTAATTGTAGAACAACCTATTAATATTACTGACGATATTAAGACTAATAATTTTTTCATTTTTTTTGTTCGTTTAAAATTTCGGTTACTCGGTTTAACAATTCTGTTGTGTTGATGTTGTCATTTTTCTTAGTCGGGTACTTTTTAATGTACTTATTAAAAAATTGACCTTGGCTCTCAGCCATTTCAAAACGATGGTAATCTTTATGATTAACATCTGAATATGTATATCTACGTCCTTCATTGAAAATTATAGTCAATTCTTTTTTTTCTTGATTATAATCTGACGCTAAGATATTGGATGATTTAAAAAGACAGGAAATTACCCCGTCTTTTTCATTTCTTTCAATAAACATTAATTAATGTAAGTTTTCCAATTCTTTATGGTACTTAAGTGGTGTACCTCAGTAGTAACTTCTGTACTATCATCATTATGAAGTGAAAGTATCATGTAATCACCAGATACTGTCACCATAACCCTGTGATATTCTAAAGCAATAATGGAACCGTTGTCTTTAACCCAAAGGGTAAGTTTTTTGTATAACATATGTCTAATTTTTATTTAAAACTAATTATTTTACCTCTAAAAGGGAATCGTTTTATAAACTTTTCTTTCCCCTAATTTTAAATATATTTCATTTAAAATAAAATTAGGAAAAATGAAAAAAATGACACCTAATTTAAAAGCCGTAATGAAAGGTGCTTTTAAAGAATCTGTAAGACTTAATGAAACTAAAATAAAACCCGAACATTTAATACTATCGATTTTAAGTCTTGAAGATAATCAAGTTATTGAAGTGTTAGAGGCAATGGGTTCAGATGTTGAAGATTTGATAGAAAAATTAGAAGGTTACTTGAGATTTAAAATAAAAAATCCTACTCTTGTAGAGTTAAAAATAGTACCATTTAGTGAATCATCAAAAAACGCGATAAGTTCAGCTGAACTTGAGTCGGATAAATTAAGGGATGAATTTATTGGTGTAGAACATTTGTTTTTATCTATATTAAAAAATAAATCATTAGAAGGTACAAAAGTTTTAGGAAATCAGGGTATTACCTATAGAACTTTTAAAGAAACTTTAGTACATTTAAAGAAACAAAAAATAATGAATATGACAGGAGACTTTGAAGAAATCGACGACTTGGGTAAAAAAGCTAAAAAAGCAGCTCAAGGTAAATCAACAACCCCAGTACTTGACAATTTTGGTCGAGACATTACAAAACTTGCCTCTGAAGGTCAGATAGACCCAATTATTGGAAGGGAAGATGAGATTGAGAGAGTGTCACAAATTCTTTCAAGACGGAAAAAGAACAACCCAATTCTTATTGGTGAACCTGGTGTGGGTAAAACCGCAATCGTTGAGGGTTTAGCTCTTAAAATTGTTGAAAGAAAATGTCCTCGTATTCTTTTTGACAAACGTGTTGTAAGTTTGGATTTAGCATCTTTAGTTGCTGGAACCAAATATCGTGGTCAGTTTGAAGAAAGGATGAAAGGTATTATGCAAGAACTTGAGAAAGCTGATGATGTAATTCTTTTTATTGATGAGATTCACACTATGGTAGGTGCGGGTAATGCTTCAGGTTCTCTTGACGCTTCTAATATTTTAAAACCAGCTTTAGCTCGTGGTGAAATTCAATGTATTGGTGCAACCACTCTTGATGAGTATCGTGAAAATATAGAAAAAGACGGGGCTTTAGCAAGACGTTTCCAAATGGTAATTGTTGACCCACCTTCTAAAGAAGAAACCCTTATTATTCTTAATAACATTAAAAATAAGTATGAAGACCATCACAAGGTAAAATACACGACTGAAGCAATTGAAGCTTGTGTTAATTTAGCCGACCGTTACATTAGTGACCGTGAACAACCTGATAAGGCTATAGATATTTTAGATGAAGTTGGAGCTAGAATGCAAGTTCATATTAAACCTCCACAAGAAATTCTTGACCTTGAAGAAAAAATTGCTGAAGTAGGTCGTCAAAAAATCGAAGTTGTAAAACAACAACGTTATGAAGACGCGGCAAAACTTCGTGATGAAGAAAAACATTTACAAGATGATTTAGAGCACTCTACCAATGAATGGGCTAGAAACCTTGATAAAGTAAGACCTACTGTTGATGAAGAAGATGTAGCAAAAGTTGTTTCTATGGTAACAGGTATTCCTGTAACAAAAGTTTCACAAACCGAAAATGAAAAACTTCGTAACATGGATAAGGAAATTAAGACTAAAGTTATTGGTCAAGATAATGCCATCGATAAAATTACTAAAGCAATTAAACGTAATCGTGTAGGTATAAAAAACCAAAAGAAACCAATTGGTTCTTTTATGTTTCTAGGTCCAACAGGTGTGGGTAAAACTCACTTAGCTAAAATGTTAGCTGAAAGTATTTTTGGTTCTCCTGAATCTTTAATCCGTGTTGACATGTCTGAGTATATGGAAAAACACACGGTATCTAAATTAATCGGGGCTCCTCCAGGTTATGTTGGGTATGAAGAAGGTGGTCAGTTGACTGAAAAAATTAGAAGGAAACCATTTTCAGTAATTCTTTTAGATGAAGTTGAAAAAGCACATCCCGATGTTTTCAATATTTTACTTCAAGTATTTGATGACGGACATTTAAGTGATGGTTTAGGTCGTAAAGTTGATTTTAAAAATTGTCTTATTATTATGACCTCAAACGTAGGAGCTCGTAAACTTCAAGAGTTTGGAACTGGTGTGGGTTTTGGTACACAATCTAAAAATAATGCTCACGATGAGATAGCTGAAGGTGTAATACAAGATTCTTTGAAAAAAGCTTTTTCACCTGAATTTTTAAATCGTATCGATGACGTTATTGTTTTCAAATCACTAGATAAAGAAGATATTAAGAGAATTGTAGATATTCCTTTAACTGAAGTAGTTGGTCGTGTAAAAGAAATGGGTTATGTTCTTAAAATTGATGATACTTTAAAAGAGTATTTGATTGAAAAAGGTTATGACGAAAAATATGGAGCACGTCCTTTAAACAGAGCAATCCAAAAATACGTAGAAGACCCAATTTCTGAAAAAGTACTTGAGGGAGAACTTAGTATCGGTGATACAATCACAATTTCTTACAATACCAAAATTGAAGATGTTAAGGTTGATATCAAAAAACCTAAAAATTCTAAGAAAAAAGAAGATAAAGGTAAATAATACTAAAAAAACCCCTCAAAAGAGGGGTTTTTTGTTAATATTTTGATTATATTTGTTTAAATTAAAAAAAACTAAATTATGAAGATTTATCGATGGGATAAAACAGGACTTGAAATGGTTAAAATAAACCCTAAAACTATCTTATTTGTAATATTAGCGGTTATATGGTTTTATTTTGTAATTAGTGTTATTTGTTATAAACAAGGTGTAAAAACGGGTAAAAATGAGAAAATAACCGAAAATGATGTTGTTCTACTTTACATGGATTCTGAAAATAACTCCTTTAGTAAGAAAAATTTTTATGAATACCTAAAAAAAATCAATATTAAATTCCCTAATCTTGTTTTTGCTCAAGCAATTAAAGAAAGTGGGTTTAAATCTAGAATTTGGAAGGACAATCATAACCCTTTTGGTATGAAAGAAGCAAATAAAAGACCTAATAAACAAAATGGGTCACAACATGGACATGCTTATTACGATACTTGGAAGGACGCTGTCATAGATTACGCTTTTTACCAAACTTATATAGGTCTAAGTAAAGTAAAAACAGAAGAAGATTACTTACAGTTTTTAAAAGAGATGAATTATTTTGATACCGAACACCCAGGAAACGTAAGTTACCTTTCAGATTTAAAAAACATCGCTGATAATGTCGAAAAATACATTAAAGATTAAAAAAGGGGTTAAAAACCCCTTTTTATTTTGTTTGATTGTTTGCTAATATTTTTGTTTTAAGTTCCTTTTCAAACTCAGCTTGAAATTCTTTAAGATAAGGTACACCTTGTTTTCCAAAATACATAAGACCTGAAATATTGGTTATACACTTGTGCCCACCACTATTAGCCTGAATGATATCCCACCCCGAAACTTTTAACATTTTTAAGGCTTTAATTTCTTTCTCACCCAAACTTGTATAAGGTTTATCCATAACTTTTTTAATAGCTTCTCTCCACCTTTCAACCGTGTAACCTTCTTTAGCACCTTCGGGTACTGTATTTAAACCAGTTATACCACCTTCTGTTTGACCATAAATTGCCATAAGGTCATTATACGTAAAACCAACTGATTCTTGGTTAAAATCTTTGTGTTTTTCAGCAAAATATTTGATTGTATCGACAGTAATTTCAAACTGTTCTAATTGTGTTTTAAATTTGGCTAAAACTTCTTGAGCTATTTCACCCAAATTAACACCTTTAAGACTTCTTTCGGCTTTAAACGGGTTACAACTAGCTTGTAGTAAACCTAAAGGCCATGCTATAATTAAGAAATTAGCCTCAGGAAAGTTTTTAAAAGGTACGTATCTATCATAAGAACCGGGTTTTATCATATAACCACCACCATACTGTGAAATAATACCAGTTGTAGGGTCATATGATACATTTTTACTAGTCTTCATTGATTCAGCATACTCCTTAGCGTGTTGTGTCATTAATTCAGGTGAAGCGTAACCTTCTTCTTTTGCCAATCTAACTATATTTTGATATATACTTAAAAGAGACGCTGAAGATTCCATAACCAACCTTTCTAAAAAATTAGGTTTGTTTTTATAGGCTAACAATAATTTGTTAGTTACAAGGGCCATCATCTTTTTATTGTTTTCAAGACTTTTTTCCTTATCCAAAACAAATACATAGTTCATAACTTGTTCAGGGGTAATACCCATTTTAGCGTAATCTGCACTATCAACAGTAGAAATCATTAAAACATCTAAGTATGGAAATATTTCTTTTGGGGAAACTATTTGCGATATAGTTTCAACATTTGAACGTGATTGTCTAAAAGATGTTGATGCTCCTTTTTCGGCACCAACTTGTTTATCATGGTGGTCCGTATGAATAACAAACATTGGTTTACCGTGTGCAAAGTCAACTAAAACTGGCATTATATCACCTCTTGCCATCGGTTTTTTAATACTAAATTCTTTATCACCATACTGTATAACTTCTGTTTCAACAACTTTAATACCGTTTTGTTCAAGGTAGTTTTTCATTGCGATAGCGGTAGTTACACCATCTAAATCTTGGTGGAAATATATTTTAGCGTTGTCATAACGTTCTGCTAGTTTATTGATATCTCTGATACCAGATTCAATAAGAAGGTATTTGTTTTCTATTAATAAAGTTGACATTAAAAATTACTTTAATAATAAATATCATGAATTTTCTTTCAATTTATTTTCTAACGTTTCTATATGGTGATTTAAATACCATAAAGCCTTTTTTAAATCTTCTAACTCTTTGGTTGGGTTCTTTTTACCTGCTCTTGAAATATATTTTACAGTATTACCCAAAGAAAAACCTAACCCCCAAGCATCTATTACTTTAATTGCTTCATAATTGTTATCTTTACCACCATAATGGTTAGGATGATTTACCATTTCTTTATTTTCCATAAATAAATTTGTTCAATTAAATTAATTATTATATCTTTGTAAGAGTAAATAAAACTAAACACAAACTGTATGACAAAACAAAAAGAATCGGTACAAATTGTAAAACTAACTGACTTTAATTTTCCACCCGAAGTTTTTATTCCCTTAAAAAGTGGTAAATTTATTGATACTGTAATATCTAAAAAAGGTGGTACGATGCCGGCTACAATTTCTATTGTTGTGGGTGAACCAGGTTCGGGTAAAACTACTATGTTAGTTGATAAAATGACTGGTATTGAACGTCATAACCCTGAAAAAAAATGTCTTTACATTTCTTCTGAAATGAACCCAATCGACAACCGTGAATTAGCTGAAGAGTTACCACAATTAATGAATCTAAATACCTTATACATGGCTGATTATGAAAATCCAAAGGCTGCTTTAGAACAAGCTCTTGATATGGGTTGGGATTATGTAATTATGGATTCATTTATGGATGTTAAAGATAAAATTAAAGACTCCCAAAACAAAATGAATGCGTCAACCGTTGAAACTTGGTTAATTAACCTATTGGTTAAACATACAAAAGGTCAAAATGAAGGTAAAAAATACACTGCTTTTGATGTTATTCAACATATCACAAAAGGTGGGGAGTATGCGGGTTCAACTAAACTTAAACACAATACTACGGCTATGGTGTATGTTCGTATCGATGAAGTTACTGGTCAACGTTACTTGGTCTATGTTAAAAACCGTAGAGGTGATATTCGTAAAAAACTTTATATGGTTTTGGATAAGGTTAGTGGTGAAATTAATTATGACTCTAAAAAATACAATGAGTTAGAAAAAGCAATCGAAATCCAAAAACAAATGGATTCATTTCAAAATGAAAATGACAAAAAACTTTTAGAACTTCTTCAAAAATCAGAAACTTCTGACAAAGAAATTATAGGTAAAACCATTTTAGTTAAACCAACTGAAGAATTGGTAGATGAAGAGGTTGATGAGTTGGTCGATGTTGAATTAGAATCTGATGAAGATTAGAGTTTAGCTTGTATTTATCTAAAAACATTATTATATTTACATAAACATTAAAAACATGGAAAACATTAAGTACGAAAATTTCAAAAAAGAAGTAAAAGAAAATTACCCTATCCGTAAAAATATGACCCTTGCAGAACTTAACATTGATTTTGAAGATGTTGAAAGTCGTAACGGTAACATTTCAATCGATGGTGTGAAGTTAAAGTTATCTTCTGGAGCTTTTAAGTCATTACTTAAAACTCTTAAGATTAGTGATTCATTTATGGGTAAGTTTACTGATATTTTCGGTATGAATTCCCGTAATCAATTGGTTAAAATTATTAAAACCAAGATGATGACTCAAAAAGACATGAAAGTTGCACTCTATATATCACCTTCAACTATGAGGGTTGTAGCTATCACTGACGCAAGTAAACCTTATATTTCATCTGATTTTTATTTTGATATGGTTGAAAATGTAATCAACGACCACCAATTAGAAGTTGGTAATATGTCAATTTCAAATGACGGCAACATTCAAATTTCAACTGTTAAAAATAGTTGGGGTTTTGATATTCCTGACTTGAAGGATGAAGCTTTCCATACAGGTGTTATTGTAACCGCTGGTCCTACAGAAGATATCGCAATTGACCCTTACATTCTTCGTCTTGTTTGTACAAACGGTATGGTTGGTCCACGTCGTCTTGAAATGGGTCCACGTTTATTAGACAATTCAATTGAAAGTATTAACACTTTTATGAGAGATGTTAAAGGTTTAGCTGAAACCAACCAAAAATTCCAAGGAGTTTTCTCCGACCAAGTAAGAAAAATGAATGCAATTTCAGCTTCTTACAATGAGGTTATGAAACTTCGTGAAATGGTAGCAAACAAAGTTTCTGATAAGAATGACGCTCGTGTTGAAGCCGTTCTTGACCGTTTCTTCCCTGTAAATGAAGTTAAAGCAGATTACAAACAAAAAGGTTATAACTTAGATACTTTGACTAACCGTCATTGGAAGAACGCTAAGACTAACATGACATCTTGGGACCTTCTTAACTCTTTGACTGATGTCGCATCTCACGACTACGGTATGGGTATCGGTGACTACGCAAAGGCTGATTTGAGAAAACAAGCAGGTTTGTTCATGTTCAAGAAAGAATTTGATTGTGAATTTGTTTTCTAAAATTTTTTCTTAGAAAAATTAATGGGAATCTTTTTAGGTTCCCATTTTTTTTATATCTTTGTGGTATGAAAGTCAGAGTTTATCCACTAACACAATCGACACCAAATTACTATTTTGAATATTATTTTGAACCAAACTACGGTTCAGATGGTGAGGTAGATGGTTATAGGTATGAAACAAATGGTTGGTATGGTTCTGAAATTTTCAAAAGAGACCTTAGAGATGGAATTGTAAAAATTATCACAAATATTAAACCCAAACAAGAACTTAAAAAATTTTCACTAGTATGAGCAGAATTAAAGAATTTTATTTTGAGGAGATTAACCGTATTAACGAAACTGATAATATGATTGATGAAAAGTATCAACAATTAATGGTTGAAGATGAATTTTTTGAAAATTATTTTGAAAAAAATAAAGAAGGATTTGAGGCTGAAAGAATTTTTAATCTGACCAATACATACCCTTTTTAGTTAAAGATATAATATCTTTCACCTTCGATGGTGACTTCATCATATCTATTGTTTGAACTAAAGTAATTGTAGTCTAAGTCGTTTGACAGGTCCATTATTAACTCATCTCTGTCAACACCTACTATACCTCTTTTGATAGCATCTTTATCTAAACCAGTTTTTCGACTATAATAACCGAATTCCGATAACCAATCCATAGGGTCATTAGTCATACGGTCAACATAGTCAGAGCGGTAATCCTCATAGATTCTATCTCTGATTGTTTTTAGAATATTTTCGTTAGTTTTTTCTATCCCCTCATTTTCATCTTCTAACTCTTTTAACTCCACCTCTTCTTCTTCTGTTAAATCGTCATATCTTTCCCACATTTCATCTATTTCTTCTTTGTTTGTATCAAAAATAGCTTGATTAACGGACCATTTTTCAGATAATTCTTTTGTCATTTTATATCTTTTACCTTCTTCAATAACATCTTCATCACTTAAATCTCCAATATAACTGTCAGCCATATCATTAGCAATTGTATCGGCATCATTAATGTAGATATATCTTTCAGGGTCATTACCTATAGCCTCCCAAATACCAACATCATCAATATAATTGTCTGCCCAATCCTCTGTCGCTCTTTCAACTTCATCTTGTGTAGCAACAGTGTAATCACCCTTATCCCCAACTTGATAGACTTTCATTCCGTATTGTCTCCAATTTAATAATTCTACATCATCAACATCTTCTTCACTAAGACCTAAATGTTCTACTAATGCTTGAATATATGGGTCCTCAACATAAGCCGTATTTTCATACATTTCTTTCATTTTAGTGTCCATGTATGTTAAGATTGCTCCTTTAACTTGAGTTGGGACTGATTCCATATAACCAGTACCGTAACGATTGGCTATGTTAGTATCTTCAGCGTTCCATAGTTTAATATTAGTTAAATTAAAATCCCAACCATTATCAGTGTTTGTAACATATTTTCTAACATCTTTTAAATAAGGAATTTGCCAAGCAACTTTATATTCATTATCATTAGAATTTTTATTTTTATTAATTACATAAACTAAAAAGTTACGGTCAGTTTCACGTTTAAAATGTGAGTCAGACTCTTTGGAAGTTGTACACCATTTAGTACCAGCACCGTAAACACAAGATGCTTGCCAAGATTTAGGTCTAACAACTAACCAATTTTTATCTTCATAAATTTTATCCGAATTTTTCTTAGCGTCTTTTTGTTTTTCTTTTTCTTCTTTTCTTTCTTTTGCTTGAGCCAAATCATGACCCAAATAGTTAATCATTTCACTATCAGTAAATTTATATTGATACAAATCAGTAGTACCAACTTTTTTACCATCTTCAACATGTACCATATAAGGTAGTAATTCGTGAAACTTTTTTACCAACAGCATTAAAAATTCCTGTGGTGTTTTAAATTGCATAGCCTCATCCAAAATATCTTCAACAGATTGGATTGTTGGTCCATGGGTCATAGCCTTAACCAACCAATCAAGATATTTGTTGTTACCTGACGGGTCTTCTTTTACAAAATAGTCAATAATAGCAGGGTCAACTTCAGGATATTTTTTCTTAACATCATCAACCCTGTTTTCTAATAAAACTTTTCTTATGTTTTCTAAAATTATGTTCATTAAAGAAATTTTTGATTATATTTATAAATATCAAAATTTAACTAAATGGCACGTTCTAAATTTGAAAATGATTATAAAGTTGCGATAAATAATATCATAAGAGATGTTTATGGAAATACCCCATATTGGGGTATTGGTTCTGCAGGTAATGAAGGTATAGTTAGACCTTTGACTGACGAAGATGACCTTAATTGGTCAAATTATAATTTTATTAATACACATTATATTGTTAGAGATAAGATTGTTATACCATATTTAAAAAATATTGGTGATTTTACTATAGATTTTGATAAAAGTTACACTGAAGATGAAGGTAACCGTAATTTTTTTAAATTACTATGGCAAGAAAGACAAAATATTTTTGGACCAAACTCTGCTTTAAAAAACAATATTGTAAATACGGTAAATAAAACAAGACGTAGTGGGGTTAAAAGGGAAAATTTTGTTAAAATTGTTTTAGAATCATTACCTGAAACTAAAGTTACTATGGTTTCCGAAGCTGGTGGTAGTTTAGACTTTGCTGGTGTTGATATGACTATAGATTCAAATTATAATGGATTCCCTAAAAAATCTTCAACCGCACAAGTTAAAACATTTGGGAATCTATCGAAAGGTAAAAAATATTGGTATGTATCTACCGATTCGTTAAGAAGGGATTATAACACCGATTTATTAATTTTTGGAAAACAGAGTGGTCAGGAATACCATGTCGCTATTTTTGAAAATGTACCCAAAAGATTTATCTTTGAATCAGATAGGGTGATAATACCTGTAGATTTGTGTAGAATTTTAATCAATTACAATGCTATAACAGGAAAAAGTGTTGTTAAAAATTATTAACAGAAAACTTTTGTTTTAGGATTTAAACTAATTTCTTGTGGTGTTAATTGATTACTATGTGTTTTTGAATCATAAATATAACCTGTAATTTCAGGATTCATAACCCTAAATCTAATACTCAACCTAAGTTCATCACAACCTCTTTGACCTTTATTACTCCAATAAAATTCAATATCTTTTTTTAAAATAATAATATTTTTATCAAACATGATACCATCAACATTATCAGATATTTTGTTAATCATGAACTGACCTTTTTTTTCTACTATTTTAAAAATACCATTTATTATTTGGTTATATAAATCTTTAAAATCTTCTTGGTAGG